CTCTTGTTGTTTTGGTTTGTATATTAGCTAGTAGAAAAACGACATCAACCCTCCGCCTCTTGTTGTTTTGGTTTGTATATTAGCTAGTAGAAAAACGACATCAACCCTCCCAAATTTCTGAGAACTGTGTCGGCGTCATTCTGGATGGCGCTAGGTCATCAAATATGCGTGACAGTTTCTCCTTCATGCTTGATCGATGATAGAACAGGCGGTAGGAGTCAGCTATCTCTGGCGCAAATTTGTCCTTGCAATGGAGCAAGCGGAAAGCATGTTTCCCGGAGTATACGGGCTCTATGGCTCCATCAAAGTTGAGTCCACAAAACTCTCGTGAGTAGAGTGGTTGCTTTAGTTTACACCATTTCCCTAACTCCTCGATATACTCTCCCATGTCACCATCAATTTCTTGGATGGTGTCATCGCCCATGCATTTGAAGCTTGGGCTAGGACTCCTGCCTAGCTTCAAATTGACGAGGCTATCCAACAAGACTTGTCCGAGCGAGTTGTCAGTGATGGTATTGTATTGTCCTGACTTCTGCACACCTGTAAATTTCTGCCGGTAATGAGCTCCAGCAGAAGTGACATATGTGCAGTTGCCAAACATGGCCTCGTACCTAAACTTAGCCAACTCCATCCAATCGGGGTTGATGTTTTCACAAAGCCTTTCCCTCACTCTCAGTATGGCATCTTGCATCCACTTGCGCACAGTCCAATCCCAAGAACTCCTGTCAAGGGCTATTGGTGCATCATACGCGAAGATCTTATAGCCCCCATTGTAAGGTGACCACCCAACACATGTTGGCAGATCTAAATGGTTGGCTATCATCGCGTCGTTCATGTCACTGTGCAGCATGTGGTCTATCAAGTGATCCACCACTGAGACTGCTGAAATGATTCTATAACGTTCCTCTTTCAGCTTAGAGGCGCTATGAGGTTCTGGCTTAATGAAAATCCTGATAGGATCTGATCTCTTGCACTCAATTTGTTTTTTGACGGCTTGCCAAGCCAGTAAAAACCGTTGCTTGTCAATTATTTCACCGTCCTTCATACCCAAAAAACTTCCCACCGTGGGGTAGTATATGGTGTACGGATAACCAGTGCTAGAGGTCAGATCCATCTGAAAGGCTGCACGCACGTAATGCGAGAACTGAAGAAAGTCAGATGGTATTCTCCACCTGGCCTTCTTCATCCTGGCTGTTACGTCCCGAATCGCTGCCTCCAACAAATCGGGTTCCGGTTCATCGCGTTGGTCCATTTCTTTCCTTATTTTTCCATGCAGAGCCAATGAAATTAGCTCCGCATTATGGCCTGATTTCGGCCAACCGAAGCCTGCTGATTTACGCCCGAGATACCGTCGAGTAATCGCCGTAAGTCGCTTATTGACTTCTGGATATCCGCCATTTGCGTGGAGTGGCCTGCCCGAACCGAGGTATTCGAAGTTTTCTTCGAGTTCTTCGTATTCTTCGGGGCTGAGCGCTCGCCTAAAAAAGTCTTGCCCTCAGCAACGGCTTCTTTTGCAAAGACTCCTCCAGCCATGTCCGGCACTGCTGACTCGCCTACCAGATCATTTGGCATCAACTCACTTTTCCTCTGCTCATAAAGCTCCATTAGCTTGTCCTTGTGCAGTCCAGCTAAGTGATCCTTGAGTTTTGATTCCAACATTTTCTTGTCACAATAAGCGCACTTAATCTTGTCACTCACCGGGGCGACAGTCGTTTTGGCAACCAAAGTGTTTGATTGCACCTTGAGAGCAAGTTCTTCCAACTTGGCCTCTAGACGGTTCACGCGCTCGGTGAGCATCTCAAAAGCATCCGCATCTGTGTCAGTCGAGACCACGCTAGCTGAGCCAGCGTGATCATAAGTGGAATGAATCTCTGCAATCGCTTTCTTCATTTCCGGCGAAAGGTCTCCATAACTCAATTTTCCTGCCTGCTGCAACAAGGTGGGCTTCCGGGTTTTCTTCGCAGTTGGGTTCAGAGCTTCTGGTTCATATTGCTCATAAAAATCCACCTCGTCAGCCCAGCGGCTTGCACCTTGAAACTCCCTGGGCTGTTCGGGTGTTCCAAAGAACTCCACATCAGAAAGTTTAATCTTTTGTTGCACTTTCGCAAATTGGGCTGCTTTGTCTGCATCAGTCATGATGTTTCCATGGCCAGCTTCGAAATCGGCACTTTCGGGCTTGCAGGTCACCACTCGAGTTCTCAATGCGTTTTCAATGATTTGAGCCCAATAACCGGTGTTCTTCCCGTTTGTTGCTCCAATATGTATAGCGACCATCTGGGTCCCGATCATAATCGAAGCTCCGGAAAAACCTGGTTTAGTGCTGATATCATGTTGGCAAATGGGTAAACTCTTTGTGCCTCCAATGTCCCCTTGAGCCGTTTCTTCCATGGCCTCAATTCGAGCGAAACCATCAACCGGTGGGCAGATAGTCGGCTTCCTGAGTCCAAGCAGCGCGTGCAGTCCGGGGGGAAAATTCGCATATGATAGATCGGAATATAAGGGTCTGAAATGGCCAACGTCCAGGACCGCGCTCTTCTCTCCCAAGGTAAGTTCAAACCTAGTTGATCCCGTTTCCTTGACAGAAGTCAACACGTGTGTTGGTGTAACTATACAGCCCCACACGGTGGTAGCATATCCTATATGCTTTCCACGAACGGAAATCCGGGCTTGAAATTTGTGTCCTTGTTCCTTGGCAGGCAAGAAGGCGCTATTGGGCATTAGCCTTTCAGCGCCGGCATCAATGTTCATTGGTGTGAACGTTACTGCCGGCTCAGTCCATTTCAAGAACTTCTCACGTAAGAAACATGCAAACCTCCAGCACCCTTTAAGAGCGCTGAAGATTTTCCCGTAGTAAGAAAGAATGAGCATGGCAAAGAGCACATTTTGCACTGTGTCCTTGCCAAACTCCTTCAAAAACTCCGGCATGAGAACGCCACCAGTGAGGCGATCTTTTCCGCAGTCCAAGACAACGAGTTTCTCATGAATCTCGTTCACTTGTTCCACGACCTGCTCATAAAGAGCAAAGTCCTGCGAATCCTTACGGCAAAGTCCTTCATACAACATGTTTTCTTCGAACAGTTGTATATCTTCCTGGTTAATTGTGGTTCGTGAAGCGGTTATCACGAGGCTAGGCCTGTCGTACGACTATGCTCTCACGAACTTTT